AAGCGGGTTATTTTCCAGTTGATTTCTGGCGATATTGAGACTCGCCTGCTGTGCGTGTGGGTTTTCGTTACCCTTATATGCGTTAAATTGATGATAGGGTACATGTTTATAGTGTTGCGTCCAAGCGCCATTCATCGCGTTCAAACGACCATCGATACGAGACGTATCACTGCGTACGGCTGTGACCTGGCCACCTTGATTTAACGGACTCGCTCTGACATTCATTCGGCCTGGATTGGCGATGCGATTAGCCTTTTCGCGTCGATCTTCGGGTCGGAATCCATATTTCTGTAATTCTTCGTTTGTGATGACCGACTTTCCGATTTGCACCTCCGGAGTGTTCGTGTACGCACCATGGAAACTGTGTATACCCGGAGTCGGCAAATTATTGTATTTGTACTGACAATCCGTGAGATCGGTTTTGAATCTCGTTGGATCTTGTGCCAATGCACCTTGAGATACGAGACGTTTCGCCGGAGCCTTTTCCAAACCGTCCATACGCGTACCGGTTTCTGAACGATTCGTAGTTCTCTTCGTTCGTTCGTGCTCCTGACGAACCGTCACTCCGCTCATACCCTGCGCGCGCCCAAACATTTCGGGTCGCCTGGTTGGCAAGAACGCAGTTTTCTCCGGCATATTGTGTGTGACTTGACCGGCGATCGGAGCTTTATAACCAGTTGTATCGTGTGCTGGACCAGGCCTGCCTTCAAGGGTGGTGAGTCTATACTCACCGACGTTGATTGGATTCACTCGGAACAATTGTTGATAACCACCTTGTGCTGGAGTATCGTATCCCACGTTCAAACCTGGACCAACCATCGTCCGCTCAACGGGAGATAAGTTATTCATTCGTCCTCTATCGAACATGCGGTCTCGCAAACCAAGTACCTCCTGTCCAGAGCTCCTTTGCTGAGGTGTGATATCGGAAAAACTAGCCATTTCATATTTGGTTGGAATATCTACTGTGGTGTCACCAAAATCCTCCTCGTATACGGGATTGGTTTCTTGGAAATCGATCTTTTCGATAACCTTTGGTGCTGTTCTGTCTAATCTATTACTGAGGTTTCGACCAGTATAGATTAAACCAGCGACGGCGAGTAGGGAAATGGGATCGGCCATTCTTAATTCTAATTGACATTTTTATTATGGTATCTTTGTTTAAACAATGCATTTTGGAGGTCGGTACGAGTGCTCGCTGGTTCATATGACATAGAACGTACTGGTAACATGCATTGTACGTTCTGTAACGGGAAAAAGTTACGTTCATATGTTTCGACGATGTGTTTATTAAATCTCGATGTACTCTGTGGTCTGAGTTGATCACTCACGTCGATAAATCGCGCGGGTGATCCCTTACCAGCCATATATGGCGCTGTGCCGTACAATTCTGTATTTGGTCTGCAAGATCCGCAATTCATGGAACTGGGCTGAGGATAAACGAAAACTTCATCAGTCGCCTTGACCGAGGGAATAACACCCGTGTTTTGGACAATACTTAACCCGGGTTGAAGTTGATATGCCATTTACTATTACTTAAGATTTATTTATACATACGCGTATGCATAAGTACCACCGCGCGTATCGTAATTCGTATCAAGGCCGCCGTATGCTTCTAATTGAACACCGCGTGCGTCTGGATTACAATACACACCCCCTTCACTTTTACAGTTTTTCGTGCCATACGCCCATTGCGCAAATCCATCTTGATCATTCACTAATGTCGAATTAGCGGTGCTTGTGAATTGCCGCGACATCGCATTTCTCTGATATATTGGATCAGATGTTCTTGATCGCCCAGAATCATACCTAATCGAGGCGTCCAGGTACTGTTTAACATCATTACGGACATTTGGGAAGAAGCACGCGGGATTTCCATCAGAATCGTCTAACATTAGTTTATTTGCCATTGGATTGTCACTGGTTGGTCTTTGGCAACCACCGTAGCCACCATAACTTTGTGCGGCCGACATCATCGTATCTTGAATCATACCAGATTTATACATGACATAAAGAACCGCGAGAACCATGCCTCCAAGAACGAATATTCTGACATCTCGGCGAATGAGATATAATACACATGTCGTATATATAACAAATCGTGAGGCCGCATTCACACGCTCTTCTGGAGTTTGTCTATTATTTGGCCAAAATTGAGTTACGTTTTTAGAATCAATGAGTTGTTTAAAGTCTTCGAACCAAACCTTCATTTATATATGATGAGGTTTATTTTTTCATCATACCCCCAAGCATTCCATTTAATGTTTTCATTAGCGCGTCCTGATTGATCCCACCATCACCGGAGTCAATCTTATCCGCACATTCCTTCGCGATGTTTTCAATCATAGATAATGTTTCTTGTGGGATCGCCGTAATCGTTGTTCCGAGCATATACAGTGTCTGGATGTACTGCCAAATAGCATTTTTTGTATTGTTTGAAAGTTTATTATTCCAATGTTTCGAGATATTCAATTCACTAAGAAATTCAATCTTTTGAATATCATCGATAAATGTTTCATCTCGTTGGGAAATCTTATCCGCGTACGGTTGGATGCCTCGAATAAATGCATCTACACACTTTCTCGGATTTGTTTCCTTGATGAGTTCAAATGAAACGATAAACTTTTTTATACTATTGTCTTCAGTCGTTTTGTATAGTTCGGTTAGGAATTGTCCCATCATATCATTGAAAGCACTCACAGACGCCATGTTTATTAGTAATGCACATTAATCTTTAAGTTAGAAAGGTTCCATAGATATAGTCTCCCGTTGACCTATGCCATTAGATACAATGAAATATACCATGATGGCGTTCAGTGCTGCGGGTTTAGCGTATTCATTTAGTTCTGGTTTTTTTTCATTATTTATGTATACTCTGAAATGAATATATAACGCCGTCATGATTGCGGCCGAGAGTGCGGCACTCACCGGGTCTCTGAAGTACTCTGATAATTCCATTTAATTATAACCAATTTTTTTTGTTCGCTGTTCCGGGGCGTCACCGAAAAATACATTTTCTTGGGGACGTTGTGGTTTGAGGGGTATCGTTTTAAATTCATTATCGAGTGATGGCGGTAGACGCGCTGGTTGTTCGATGACGTCTTCGCGTGGAGATTGCTCCGGAACGTCTGAATTTGGGATTTGATCGGATTCCATTTCTGGAAGAGACTCCATTTCAGGTTGTCCTTCTGGAACCGGTTCCGATACCGGTTCTTCCTGACCGGGCATTTCACTTTCCATTTCATCGTTTTCAAGTATATCGGGATCTTCTGTATCTTGTACATCTTCACCGAGATTTATACTGCTCGTGTCCTGACTCATGTATGTTTGCAGGATTTGCTGAACTGGAATGAGTTCTTTTATGGTCGATTCTATACACAATATAAATCTTGAACGAAGTTTATCGTCGCGAACGTATTCGGATTGTTCTTCGTAGAATATGTATGGATCTTTGTATAAATCTTTAGCGGCATTGTTGTAGCAGCTTTGAATGAACACTTCATTCGACGGAAGTTTCAGTGATATTTTTTTATTTTCGCTCTTCAATCGAACGGATGATAAAATTTTAACATGACTCACGAACACAGCTGCGAGTAAGTCATTGAACCAAGCGCATCTATCCGTGATATTATCGCTGTGAGATTTGCTCATAGCGTTACTCCAGTTTGGAACTTCTTTGAGTAATTTTTGAAATGCAATGAGTAGTTTTTTTCCGTTTGCCATCTTGTCGGCTTCTTTGTAAATATCTTCGAACACGGTAATCATAACTGGGATCATGACATCGCATAACTGACCTGTGTATTCTTTTTTAGCCTCGACAAGAATATTCAGATTTTCCATTTATGATTACGTGGGCTTTTTTTTGCGGTATTTACTACGCACCTCGTTTGTATTTGGCCGCCACCTTCTTAAGATTAATGAGTGATGGAAATTCGTCGGTATCCGGTTCGTGTGTTTCTTTGACACGCGCTCTGGTATCTATCATCCACGATACATATATGTCATAATCACTCACGAGTTGGGTGGTAAATCCGGATAACCTCAATTGTCTTTCGACGTATTTCGTTGCCATGAATCTATCAAAAGTCGGATATCCCATTATGAGACCCGGTGTGCGGAGAAATATATCCTTTCTACCC